ACTGCCAATACTAAGGGTAAGGGTTCAGACGATGGTCGTTATATTGGTACCAATGTTTTGAACGAAGCATTCTTGGAGCGATTCGCTGTTACATTTGAACAGGAATACCCAAATGCAAAAATCGAAGTTAAGATTATCAAGAATCTCATGGAAACTTATGGCTGTCTAGATGCCGAGTTTGCAGAGACACTCGTGAAGTGGGCTGAAGCAATTCGTCGTACTTTCGAGGATGGTGGTGTGGATGAAACTATTACGACTCGTCGTATGATCCATATTGTTCGTGCCTATGCGATTTTCAAGAATCAGCAGAAAGCAGTTGAGTTGTGTTGCAATCGTTTCGATGCTGCAACCAAAGCTGCATTCATCGACTTGTTCGATAAAGTTGCAAACCCACAACCTGAAGTAGTTGCTGCACCTGTAGAGACTCCAAAGGTGGAAGACGAGGTTCCCTTCTAAATGCAAGTCTTGCAATCCCCTGCAACTCGTAGGGTTATTGCAAAAAGAACTTGCCTTTAATTCGGAATTGTAGTATAATAGTATCTGTTAGTTAGAAATTTTTTTGTGAAACTTTAAAAGGAAATATATTATGTTGAAATTTGCAAACTTGACTTTGTCTCAAAAGCGTTTTGTTGTGACTGTTATTGAGTCCAACAAGCAGTATAAGAAAGATCCTCAGATCACTCTGAAGGAATGTGCTGCAATTTATTACACTATTCGTGACCAGCGTACTGGTGCGAAGGGTGAAAAGATTGGATACCCTAACTGGTTGTTCAATAAGAATAAAGTCGAGCGTGGTGTTTACCAGTTGCCGATTCCTACTGACACCGAGTTGTCTGCTTATGCCAAAGAATTGGCTGAGAAGAATACTCCAAAAGTAGCAAAGGCTAAAGCCAAAGTTGTGAAACTTGCTAAAGCCAAGACTGTTAAAGTCAAAGCACCTGCAACTACTGCAGTTGCGAAAGAAGATAAGATGGAAGTATCTCGTCTTCAAAAGATTGTTGATGAGTCTGCAGACTTCAGTGATGATGCAGAAGACTTCAATGCGATCCTTCGTGAGAATGGCATCACAGTCTAATTAGAGTTTACCTGTCATCTGGGGTACTGCCATCGCCCCAGATGATTTTTTTCATTTGATGGTTGTTAATTATGGAGATATTATGTCTAAACAAGAATTGCTATTGACGCATCTGAACAAGGGTAAGACTTTTACTGCTAAGCAGATCAAGTCCTCTTTCGGTATTGCACATCCAGCAAGCACAATTCGTAACTTGCGTGAGCAAGGTTATTGTGTTTACTCTAACCCAGCAGTTGTAAATGGCACTGAAGTGGTTAAATACCGCATCGGTCGTCCAACTCGTGCGATGGTTGCTATTGCAAATCGCTATGCTGGTTCATCTGTATTTACTCGTACAGCTTAATTAAGTGAGTTATAAATGAGCATTCTTCGGAGTGCTCATTTGTGCATTCATTTGGAGATAAGATATGGCAACCAAAGAAGATATTAAAAAGTCCCAAAATGCCACCACAGGTGGTCGTAAATTTGATGGTAACAAACTTCAATATGGTTTGTTACCACCACTCGCATTAAAAGCGACTGTAGAGATTCTAACATTTGGTGCGGAGAAATACGAACCAGATAATTGGAAACATGTTCCTGACTCAAAACGTAGATACTTTGACGCAATGCAAAGACATCTTTGGGCATGGAAAGAAGGAGAGCAAAACGATCCTGAAACTGGTAAGAATCATTTGGCTCACGCAATGTGTTGCCTAATGTTTCTTTACGAACACGATGTAAAGTACTCTATTGAAAATAGCATATGAGTAATTTTAAATTTTGGGATTGTAATGTAGATATTAGTTCAATACTTCAACAGGTATTGGATAATCCAAAAGATTGGAGCGCAGTGCATTCCTATAAGAATACTGCAGGACTTTTAAAACCATATGGGTTTCTTCCATTGACTATGGCAATGGTTCGTAAAGAAGGAGACGATCCAAAAAATACAGAACTACAAATGAATACACCAATGTATTCAAAATACACTGAGATAAGAAAGTGGTTAAACGATCGTGGAATAACCCAACATTCCAGAGCAGCATTTTTTAAATTAGAAATTGGTGGAACAGTTGGATCGCATATTGATGATGGTACATACTATCTGACACGAGATAGATTTCATCTTTCTTTACAAGGTCGTTATCGTTATCGTTGTGGAGACGAAGAACATATTATTAAACCTGGAACTTTCTTTTGGTTTAATAATAAAAAGTATCATGAGGCAGAACAGATTGGTGATGAAGAACGACTAACATTTGTGTTCGATGTACCGCATTCGTTAGATCATCCTGCAAACAGCAAATATATTTGTCCAAACCCTCAAAATGAAGTATAATGTATTATACATAGTATATCGATTTGAAAACCCACGTTAATAATGAAGAAGGAAACTTAAATGAAATTATCTAAAGAAACAGTAAACCTAATCAAGAACTTTGCTGGTATCAACAGCAATCTTCTCTTGAAGTCAGGTAACAAACTAGCAACAATCTCAGGACAGAAAAATGTCATGGCAGATGCCACAGTGACAGAAACCTTCCCTGACTTTGCCATCTATGACCTCAATGAGTTTCTAGGTGCGATGTCTTTGTTCGAAGATCCAGAGTTGGACTTCCAAGACAAGTATGTTTCTATCAAGCAAGGCAGTATGAATATCAAATTCTTTGCAGCTGATGCATCGAACTTAACTGCTCCTCAGAAAGCAATTACATTCCCTGAAGCAGAGATTAACTTTCGCATGTCTTCAAGCATGTTGGATATGATTAAGAAAACTTCTTCAGTCCTTCGTGCAGCCGATGTATCAATCGTTGGTGATGGTAGTAAGGTAGTTGCCGTAGTTGGCGATAAAAAGAATGCTTCTGGTAACTCTTTCAGCGAACCAGTTGGCGATACCGATAAGACTTTTAAGGTAAACTTAAAAGTTGAGAATCTAAAGATGCTTCCTGGAGATTACGATGTTAGCATTTCCAGCAAGAAGATCTCTCGTTTCAAATCACCAAATACTGACTTGGTGTATTATGTAGCAGTTGAAGCAGATTCTACATTTGAATTTTGATTTTAGAGAGAGTATAATTACTCTCTTCTTTTTATTATGGAGTTATTATGATTGATAGTCGTGAAGACCAATTCTTGTGGGTAGAAAAGTATCGTCCACAGAAGATTGATGATTGTGTACTACCACAAGCACTTAAAGATACATTCAAACAATACATCACACAAGGTGAACTACCCTCATTCTTATTCTCAGGAACAGCAGGTGTAGGAAAAACCACAGTAGCAAAAGCACTATGTAACGAGATCGGTGCTGAGTATATCCTAGTGAACGGATCTGATGAAGGTCGTTCAATTGATGTTCTGCGAACTACAATTAAGGGATTTGCTTCTACCGTATCTCTTACAGATGCCAAGAAAGTCGTTATCGTTGACGAAGCAGACTACATGAATGCTCAGTCGGTTCAACCTGCATTGAGATCGTTCATTGAAGAATTCTCTGGCAACTGTCGCTTTATCTTCACCTGTAACTTTAAGAATCGTATTATTGAACCACTTCACTCTCGTTGTGCTGTGATTGAATTCAAGATTGATTCCAAAGACAAGCAAGAGATCGCTGCAACTTTCTTTAAGAGAGCCGTTCAGATTCTCAAGCAAGAAGACATTGCATTCGATCCTAAAGTAGTTGCTGAACTAATCACAAAACACTTTCCAGACTATCGTAGGATTCTAAATGAACTTCAACGATATTCTGTATCTGGTAAGATCGACTCTGGCATTCTTCTTAATATGTCAGAAGAGTCATTTAAAGATTTGGTTAAGTTGCTCAAGGATAAGAACTTTACCGAAGTGCGTAAGTGGGTTGCCAAACAAACTGATGCCGATACCACAAGTCTATTCCGTGAATTGTATGATACTGCATCTGCCAATATGGATCCAAATAGTATTCCTCAACTTGTTTTAACACTAGCTGATTACCAGTATAAAGCTGCGTTTGTAGCTGACCATGAACTAAATATTATGGCAGCACTTACAGAAGTTATGGCTAACTGTAAATTCAAATGAGGCTAACATGGAACTTATTCTTTTAGTAGTATATACATTTATTGTATGGCTCGGTGGAGCAGTGTCTGGATGGAAAGCAAGAGAAGAACACGCTAAACAAATCACAGAAAAATTGCTTGATCGTTTGCAAGAATCTAGTGAACAAGATGAAGATTCTATTCAAATCACTATCGAAAAACACAATAATACATTCTATGTTTACCATAGAGAAACCAATGAATTTATGGCACAAGGTTCTTC